GCATGATTGCTCCTTATCGTTGATAGGATTGACCGCGCGGCGCGCGTCCCGCCGGTTCGGTGGGTGGTTTAGCTGCCGGTGGTGTTACATGCTTGCGGAAATCCGCGTCACGGCTTTGAGCGGACAGGTCGCGCTGCGCTCTTACTTTCACAGCGGTATCGGCCAGCCGCGCTTTGAGCTGGTCAAGCGAGATAGACTTTGCGCCGGCTTGCTCCAGGCGTGCCACCCAGGCATCCAACTGACGATCCTTGTCGTTCTCGCTGGATTCAAACTTCTTTTCCAGCATCAGGATTTGCTGCGTGGCTTGAGATCGGATGCTTTCGAGCTTCTCGTCGATCTGTCCCCGGATCTCCGCGACCGCTATCCTGGGGTCGGTCGGTCCCTGTTGGGCCATCTCGTCCAGTTTCTTCTGTTCCTCGTCCGTGTATTGAAAATCCTTGGGATCGAGACGCTGTGATCGGGCGTATTGCGCGAACCACTTGCGCGGATTCACGCCGAAGGCCGGATTGGTCACGACCTGACCCATCTGGAGGATGGCCTGATTCTGGAGGTCGCGCTCGACCAGGGCCGAGCTGCCACGGGCGTCGATCTGGTAATCGCCTTTTTCCGGGTCTTCGCCGTACTGCATGATCCAGACGTAGTAGCGGCGCACATGCGGCTCGGTGATCATGTCATCGGACAGCTTGGCCAGCCGACGCAGCACCGTGGAGGCATTGTTACTGACGAGCTGCATACCGCCCAACGTGTCCGGTGCTTCACCCTGTTGTCCTTGAAGCAGCAACGGCAGACCGGTCACGTCCTCGGCCATCTTCAATCCGAATTGCACGATCTCCATCAATTCATTTTGGTTGGCGTCGATATTGAAGAGCCCGAATACTTCTTTTATGTCTTTAATATCGGCGTCTTCGTTGATAATCCAAATCTTGCGTCCGTGCAGTGTGTAATTCCCGTCCTCGGGTTCCACGACGCCTTGTTTGAACAATATCTGCGGACCACCCAAAAGCCCGGCGTTGTCCATCATGTTGCGGCCGGCGGCATTGACCATGCGTTGCGGCGTGCGAATCTGGCGCGAGACACCGATTCCGGCCCAGCGTCCGGACACCTGCTGCCAGTTCATCACGTCATACGGGAATTCGTCGGTGTCCAGGTGGCTGCGCGCGGCCTTGACCACGCGCTCGTTGATCATGGTCAGGATTGCCATGATGGGCTTGTCGCCCTCGCACTTGCAGCCGATGGCCTCCAGATCGTCTTTGTCAACGATGCCGTAGTAGTACCAGATTTCAAACAGGTCTTTGCTGTTCGGGTCGCGCTTGTTCTCGTCTCCCGGCAGTTCCTGGCCGGCCCACTTCGGGCCTTCGGTGAGCACATTGTCCAGCTCGTCTTGCATGTAGCCGGGCATAGCTTTCAGTTCTCGAACCCGCTTGCGCGATAAATAGTCACGCTCGAAGAAGTAGGAGCCGTTGTGGATATTGTCGCCACAGGCTGGGTCCGGGAAGCAGTTTCTCGGGTCAACGCGCTTGCTGCTGGGCTTGGTTTTTTCCTCGACTTGCAGCATCAGTGCCCCGGTCTGAGGATTTCGGATGACCTTGCGGGTCTTCCTTTTGACCGGGACCGGACCTTTCAATACACCCGTACCGATTTTTGCGGCATCGTCGATCAATCGGCGGAATTCAGCATGGAATTGACACTCCACGAACCAATCATCGATTCTGTCCTGCGCCTTCTTGGCCCGACCCTTGGCCTCTTCCATGACGATCTGGGCCTGCTGGATGCTGTCTTGCAGGATTCTCGACAGTTCTCCCTGCTGCTGCTCTGACGGTATCGGGGCCCCGGTTTGTGGATCGGTTGTCGCGACTTGCGCCAGCATGGCTTTCTTGGTTTCGATGCTCAACTGACCCTTGGCCATGTTCTCCAACTCAGGCACCGGGGTAGGCTTGAGGCCGAAGGCTCGATCATCAGTGGGCATGAGCATGTCCCCGATGCGAGCTGCGGCGGCGTCGCAGTAGGGACGAGTGATGTTGATGAACACCGTCGAGCCCTGGTTGTCGTCGGACTCTCCCTCGGGGACGATCTGGCCGGGAGGCTTGGACGTAAAGGCCCCGAAGCTGCCGGTCATCTCCGCGCGGTTGGCGTCGTCGATGCCTTCGTAGAACTCGATATCCTCCTTCCACTGCTGGTCGATGCCGCTGTTCTGGCGGCCATCGATTGCCTCTTGACGCCGGTCCTTGATGGTGATGGACAGGGCTTGGAGTTTCTGGGATCTCAGTTCGTCGGCTTTGGCTTGAGATTCATCATCGCGGCTGGCTACAGCGGCATTACTGGATGCCATCAGGTTTTATCCCGCATTTCTACCAGAGATTTCTTGAGGTTCTGGAGCAGCATGACTTCGCGCTCGTTTTCCTTCGGGTCGTAGGCATGACCGGTGAGCTGCGCCGCACCACCTTTTTGGATGATTTCAAGCAACTGGTCGTAGCCGGTGATGATCTCGTTGAAGGCGTCAATCCGCGCGGCTTTGCGTACAGCCGCTTTATCTTCAGGTGTCATGTTTTGCTCCTCATGGCGCGGCCGATAAGGCCGGTGCCTTTATCGGCTTGGTTGAATTCGCGCGAAACCTTCTTCGGTGGACACTTACGCTTGCCTTTCGGCTTCATGCCGTGAGCACAGCCAGCCATGAAGCGGGCCTGTCTTCCGGATGTGCTGGGCATGGTCAGCTCCCCATGGCCCGGTCACGGGCACGCCATGGCTTGGATTTGGGTCGGTCCTTCTTCTTCTCTTCATTCCGCATTTTGTCGGCGGCAATGGCGAGGTATCGGAAACAATCGGCCCCGTGAGAAGCCTCGTCGTGCAGCGGGCTGCTTGGCTCTTCGGTGTTTTGGTTGATATTGCGCTTGTAGCGTTTCAGGGCGTTGATCAACGGTGCCGCATTCACTTTATCGAAGTACACACGCGGAAACGTCATGCGAGCTACTCGAATTCCGCTCTCGACATCCAGCTTCTGCACGTCCTTTTCCGGTGCCACGTCCCAACCGAGCTTGGTCAGTATCGTCCTGGTTGACTTGCCGGTCTTGTAATCAGCGTGTTCGCCATCGTGAGGAATCCAAACCTGTCCCCAATTCAGACGCTTATCCTTGAGTTCAACGGAATAATCGTCAAGGGTACGGTGATCGTCCTGGATGCATTCGATTATCCGCAGTTCCGACACCAGCCGTTGAACCAGAATGATGAACATGCTGTCGTTCCATCCCAGATCGAACACCACATGCACCTTGAGCAGTGGATCGTAAGGGACATTGCGGATGCGGCCTTTTTCATGTGCAGCACGCATCTCTCCGGCGTAGATAGCACCCTCTACGGCGGCGCGGCAGTTGCCCTCCCAGATGTTTTCGTACTCGTCAGTGGGCATGCTGCGCTTGGCATGCAGGCGTTCGTCTTCCAGCACCTTCGGAAACCACGGGTTATCCCGATAGCTGACCTTCACGGTTACGCAATCAGGCGGCGGGTTCTCCACGAACCTGAGATAAGTATCGTCGGTGTCCAGATCAGGATTGAAACTGACCCAGATTTCACTGCCTTCCTCACGAATAGTTGGTATGAGGATGACCCACGATCGCTTGCGCACGGTCTGGGCTTCTTCGACCCATACCCCATCGTAACCCTCGAATGACTTGATCGACTCAACCGTGTGGACGCTCAAACCGGTGAAACTGAATAGCGTTCCATTCTCGCCACGGATCTCGGTCTCCATGACATCGTAGAATGCCCCGTATCCCAGTTCCTGAATCTGGTCGGATAGCAGCGTATGCACCGATTGCTTGATCGACTTCTGAATCTCGCGGGCGAACAACCAACGCAGCGGCAATTCCGCACCACGGATTATCAGCGCGCGGGCGAATGACCAGGACTTTGTGGAACCTCGACCGCCGTAGGCTACTTTGTAACGGTGCGCCTCGAATAAGAACCGGAGTTTCTTGGGGAACTTCGCGCGCGTTACAAGATCGGTCATTACACAAACTCAACTTTCACGCCCACCGGGATTTCTCCGTCTTTCCCTGTACCTTTAACGGTGGTGGCCGTAAGCCTCGGGTGTATGTAAGGTGCCGCATCCTTGGCAGCCTCGTATCGCATACGATGCCAGGTAAGCAGGGCCCTACTGGTTTTCTTGTCAAATTTTCCGCTTTCAATAGCTGATTTCAGTTCTGGCGGGTATTCCGTGCGCATGACATTCAGCAGGTATTCCAGCGGAGTGATACCTTCGGCAGCGGCCTTTTCACGTATCTCCTGGTCGCGCTCAGTAGTCTTATTTCGTGCGCCCCTTGTCCTACCGCCAGTCTTTTTACCTTTCATTGCTCAATACTCTATTTTCAATCTACTTTAGACAAAATAGACAAAACGGCTTCACTGTTTCTTCTTGCAGATGTACTTGCCGCTCTTCTTGCAGCGTGGTTGATTTCGATTGCCGCGCCGTTTCGCTGGCATAGCAGATTGAATCAATCCTGTGGTCTTGCCGATGCGCGGCGGAGCGGAGCTGTAAGTCTGCATGTCAATACGGCGTTCCTTCTTCGTCTATTCGAGAACCCATGGCGGAGTTGTAACCGCCCTCGAACTCGGATTCAGCTTGAGCATTCGCCTCGGGAGTCTGGCCGGTGAGAATGTCCCTGGCCATTTGCAGAGCCTCGTCGATATTGCGGGCTTCCTGCATGCCTTCCATGCCAGCTTCGAGTCCAGGTGGCGTTTCAGCGCCGGGAGTTCCGCCTCCGCCCATGTCCTCGGGTGGCAGGATCTCAGCACCGCCCAT